AAGCACAAAGACAAGCCAAAACAAAAAAGAACCACGAGCCCACCAAAAAAAGAACTAAACGGATATAATGTCCGTTATTTTTCCCAGAAAAAAGGCTTTCTGTTTCCCACAGGGCATGTAATTTGCAACCCATAGGGGAAATTCCGCCGCCGCTACTGCGTTATACCTCTTCATATTTTTTTATTAAATATTAGGGAGACACATCAAAAGCAGGAGCTATTGGTTTCTCTTTTAATGAGTCTTCTAAATAGTTAGCTTCGTCTAATCTTCTAGGTTTAAGTATAGGATTATCACCAAAGTCTCTTAAATTGGCAATCATAGCTGTCCAATCACCATCTGCCGCTTGTTTTATGAAGTTCATTTGACTACCATCTTTACGTGTAAAACTAACCCCATGATTGAAGCCTACAGAAGCTATTACAGTCTGTTGTGCCATAGTTAAATCTTTAAAATTCTTGCCATTAGACACTTCAAAATACTTTTCAGCTATCTTATTTGCATACCATCTTTTAGAACTTTTATCTATAAGATTGGCTTCTTCAGAAGTTATTTGTAAATCTTTAGCTTTTTCTTTTGCTTCTGAACCTGAGATTCCTGTGAATATAATAAGTTTACTAATTAAAGGTTCTGGTATTCCCATTGCTTTTAAATCATCAGCAGTTTTCATTTTTAAATCAAAACCAGTAGCTATAGTCACACCTGAGTTTTCACTAGGTACATAACCATTAGTCCATTGACCGCCTTCTTTTTTTGAAATGAAGTTCCAATCAATGTTAAATTCTTTATTCTCACTCATGTTATATAAATCTATCCTTTTGTATACGTCTTCCGACTGTGTTTTCCATAAATTTCTCCAAGTCTCTGTCCAATAACTCTGATTTGTGTTGGTTATATGAGAGTAACTGGTCTCTGTCCATACGCTCAACCCAAGCATTAGCGGCAATAGCCACTGCATCAATTTGGTCATCATGTCTTAGAGCTCCTTTGTCCCTTGTTAATCTAGTCATTTGTCTAAACAACTGGTGGTCAGGTTCTAATTTAAAATCTTCCTTAATTAATAAATCATCTACTACGAGCCTATGACTATTCATAATTGGCTCTAAAGTATCAATGATACGTTTCTCTTTTTGAATATTGTGTCTTACTTCCTCTACTTCACATGGGTGTATCTTAGCCATGATAGGTTTAAGTAATTGTGTTGCCATACCATCACCAAAGTTAGACTCTATGACTACATAGTTTACATCATTCTTCTTAGCTATATTAGACAATCTATACAGAGTATCCTCTGAGTATCCACCATCTAATGAACCTACAGCAGTCAAATAAAGCACTCCATGAAGCATTTTAAGCACCGCATACGCTGTTTTGTCTTCTCCACGACCACTAGGGTCAATTGACATAATAGTACCCTCAAATTTCGTGTATTCTTTAGACATAAACAATGGTGCTACATAATAGTCACCTTTTAAGCCTACATTAGGCAACTCAGGGTCTACTGCTTTAATTTGTTCAGGAGAACTAGCCCATTGTATTTTAGCAGGAGCATCTTTCCATGTAGATGAACCTGAAGCTACAATTAAGTCATTCAACTTTAAAGGGTATCTGTTTGCGTCAGACATTGTAGTATCTAACATAAACTGTAGGTTGAATCCACTTTTACCGTAACTTGATAGTCTTTCTAATAAGTCTATTTCATCAAATCTTTTAGGGTCTGTGGGTTTACCTTCGTCCCCATCAATTATATCTGCAAGTTTGTTACCATATCCTATTCTTTGAGTCTTAGTAGGTACTAATGCAGTCCATATTTTAGTCTTAAAACCTCTTTCTTCTAAGTCATTGTATAATGACATCTCTGTTTGAGGTGTTCCTAAGAATATAATACGTCCTACTTCAGGTTTTATGATTGCATCAAACTCTTTTACAGTCTCACCAAGTCTATCACGCATAAGTTGTGTTTGTGAGTTATTAGCTGACTCTACGTCATCAGCAATAATTAAATCTGCACGTGAACCTGTAAGTTGTCCTGTAATACCCATTGATTTAACACTTGGTGCATGTGATGCTAACGCAGGTGCTACATCAAAACTAATTTTTGAATGTCTTTGGTTGTCTCTTGGTATTAAATGAGACAGTATAGGCATCTCACCTATTAATCTTTGTGTAAATGTACTGAAATCATCAGCCCTACTTTTAGATGCAGATACAACTAATATGTTACGTTGTGGGTTTAATAGAAGTTGGTGACAGACAAATGCTGAAGTAATCCATGATTTACCTACACCTCTAAAGGCTTCTATTACTATTCTTTTGTTAGATGATTGCAAATAATCTGCAATATCGTACTGTATAGGTGTTGGTTCTGGTAAGTTTAAGTGTTTCCAACACAAATACAAAAAATTTTTAAAATTCTTAATTCGTTTATCCATCTGTATCAAATGGTACACTATCTAAAATGTTATCAGGTTTTTTATTAAGATTATCTGTACTATAAGTTTTACAGACTTCTAAACATACCTTCATTTCTGAAGCGGTTAGCTCTTCTCCTGATTTTAATTTTGTATATGCGTGTTTTACTAATAATTCTGGTAGTTCTTTAACAATATCATCAATACTAACGACCTTGTCCGTTGTACTTTTTGAAGGTACTTCTTTTGTTTGGTCTTTTTGCATGTCTTCCTTTTCTCTTCTTAGGTTTCTCTCTTACTTCTACAAGTTTAAAATTTACTCTAGCCATAATTAAGGTGTATGATATTCCATAAGCCGAGACTCATGTTTATCTTTTACTTCTCTCTGTAGTTTCTCGTTTTGTTTTTCTAATTCTTTTTTTTCTTCTTTTAATTTATTTATAATGTCGTCTTTGCTCGGTTGTATTAAGTCTTCAAGACTTTTATCCATATTACTCCAATATTAATGTTTTAATACTTTTTTGTCCCATATAAATTTCTGTTTCTGCCATTGACTTTATACACTGGTACTCAATATTATTACCTGTATTAGTACGCATTGCAATTCTTTTACCTTTAAGACATTGAGACATAGAATCTTGTATTCTGTGTTCTTTAATTTCACCATTAACTATCATTAATAATCCTACTACTAACTCTATCATTGATGTGCTCCATTCCCATTTGCTCTTACCTTATCTTTTAATTCTTCAATATCAGCTAATGCTTTTTCCATTTGTTTTGTTAAGAATTGAATATTAACTTTATTGTGCATCATATCTTCTATTCTCTTTTCAATTTTTTCCACTGTTTTGTATAAATCTTCTAGCAACATAAATTGCTCTTGGTCTGTGGGTAATTGTTCTGATTTTTTGAGTAAATCAGCTTGGAATAGTTCTCTTGATGTTTCCAGTGAGGTTAGTCTAGCAGTTACTTCGGTGTATCCTATTACACCAGAAATTATTATTGCTACAATACCAATCATATTTTTAATTGGCATAGTTACGTTTGTTTTTTCGCTTACTTTCATTATAATAATCCTATTAATAGTCCTAATACTGCTAGTGTTATCACGTTACTTCTTAACTAATGAGCCACCAAAGTATAAACCTATAATAGCTGATACTAAGTTAGTATCTAACGGTGTAATTACTAAACTATTAGAGGATAGTGTTATCCATTTCATCACTTCTTTTTCTGGTATAAAGAAAAATGCAGGTTTAAATTCTAAATATCCTACAATCACACTTGTATCTGGTGATAATACAGGCATTAGTTTTGGTAGCAATACTATTGCAAAGACAGCAACTAAAGCTATAATTCTTCTAGTCCATTGAAAGCCTTTATTGTCATATTCTCTAGCTTCCTTGAAACCTTGTTGTTGAACTTCAGCTCTTTGAATAAGCATTTTTTGTTCTGCTTGTTTGGCTTTAATACTTTGTGACCAAATACTCATAACTCCACCTAATACAGTAGAGCCTAACATTGTTATCATTTCAAATGGCATATCTTATAACCACCATAAAATTACAGACCAAGCAATAAACGCCGCTAATACTCTTCTGTCTGTGTTCATTAAATATATCTTAGCCTTGTTTTTCCAAAACGTAGGCGTATCTCCAAATATCATCATACTTTTTCTCCTATTCTTTCACATTCCATT